AAAATCAGCATTATCATTGAAATACACTTCAACCATCTTTTCATGGTAATTAATCACTTTTACAGGTAATACCATATTTAAGCTCTTAATATATACTTTAGGTTGTTTCATCATTTTCTATCCTCCTAATATCTTGTACATAAAAAATACCCAGGCTACTAAACACACTATTGTATATGCGATACACCAACTTATTAATAATTTTCTATGGTACTTTGATAATCTTTTTTTTATCTTATTTTTCAAATTTTCTACTGCTTCTGAAATTGTTTGTGGTTCATTTTCCATTAATTTTTCTCCAACATACTATCAAAATCTGTTTTTGATAAAATTTTAATTAATCTTTCAAAACGTGGATTTCTCCATCCACACATACAATAAGTTCTTGCTTTTTCATGGTAGTGGTAATCGTTAGCTCTTAAATGATTTTCAGCATCTATTTGAGTTAAAAACATACAATTATCTACAGTTACATCTATCTCTTTATAATAAATAATACTTACATCAAATTCTAAAAGTTCTAATATCTTATCTCTTCCCTCTCTATCATAAATATCATAATTATCATAATTTATCTCAAATTTTTTAAGCTTTTCAAACCATTCCTCAAAATATTCAAAAGTTAATACTCCATCTTTTACCTTTACGCTTTTAAGATTATCGTCTCCTAAATTTTCTAATTTATCCTTTAAATCTTCTAATGTCAGTTCATCTCTATCATATTCATCAATAAACACATAATAATCAGCATCATCTTTATCTACATGGTATATTCTCTCTGGTTGTCTAATTACCCAATATCTAGGACTAGCTGTTCCTGCATTGTCTTCTGTATTTAATTCTTTCTGTAATTCCTTTAAGAATTTAATATCATTATTACTTAATTTTTCTTTAACCACTGTATCTTCATGATACTTTAAATTTTCCCAATACTTTGCCATATTTTAATCCTCCAATAAATCCATGTTTTCGTAAATATTCCCAATTATTAAATAATCATCTTCCATGCTTGATAATCTACAGCAATAATTCCCGTTTTTTTCTAGATAATAAAATTCTTCTTCCACGTTTTTATTTACCACATATTCCAAGTTATTGTGAACTACTATATCACCTGTATGGATATAATTGCCGATCATATCTTTATATCCGCTGTTGTAAATAAAATCAACTTCATCAAAATCAAAAAATAGATACATATGATAATTTTCATCATAAACTTCAACTACTTTAGTATCAAACCTAATAGATTCCACTTCAAACACTCTATCTAAACTTTTAACATACACTTTAGGTTGTTTCATTGTTCCCCTCCACTATACCTAATTCATTTCCTAACTCTTGTAAGCATTCTATAAAGTAGTTAAAATTTTCTAATTCTTTGTCAGATACTTTTAATATTATTCTTTTAGTACCAGTATTGTTCAACAAATAAGAAAATCTTAATTTCCCGTTTAAGTCGCATACATCTATCATAAAATAATCGCTCCAGTTAACTATTGTTAAATTTGTCATTACTCTCCTCCTAATAAATCAGATACCATCTAAAATAGTCTACTTTCCTCAAGTCAACTTTCTTCCCGTTAAAATCTAGTATTATATCACCTTTGAGTTCATCTAAATCTTTATGTAATTTATATACCATATCAACAATATTTTTACTAGCCCTAACACAAATAGTCTCATCATCTTTCATTGTGAATATTATTTCGAATTCTTTAGTTTTAAACATAGATTTTCCCTCCTACACAAATATATGCTGCATAATATATTTCTTCTCTTTTCCAGTTCCCTTCTTTTGAATAATAAATTCCTGTTTCTTCAAATCTTTTATTTTCTATAACTTTAATATCTAAAACATGTTCTGAAAACTCTAAACTCATGATGAAATCATTGATTAAATCTTCTAGTTTCTCATCTTTATTTTCTTCGATTTTCACTATTCTTTTAATTCCAGTTACTTTAATTCTTATTCTTTTTTCTTTCTCTTTTTCCCAAAACATAATCAATATATATCCTTACCTTTTATTCTCAAACGTAAGACAAATCTTACATATCGCCCATACAAATGTTATTACATATACATCCTCTTCAGTAAGCTTAGTATTACACATTATCATTATGAAACCAAACAACAGTATGATGCCGAACCATTCAAGCACATATCTAAGCATTGTATATCTCCTTCAACTGCTTAACTACTTTAATTTTCATCACTAACCTCCTATACTCGTATATAATTTAATAATCTCTAAATGTATTTACACCAAAATTGTAAGCTAACCTATATTCCTGACAAAGACTTTCAACTCTATCGATAAAACCTAAATAATCTATATCAGCCCTAAATTCTCTAATTAGTCCTAATGTTATCTTTAAATGATTTTCTAATCTACTTACTACTAATTCATCTAAACTAGAGTTTATTGCATCAATATCTATTATTTCTTTCTCTTTAGGTATAGTTGGTGTACTCCACTTATCTTCTTTGTTTGTGCAAGTTTCAGTGTAGATCACTTCTCTTTTATTGCAATCATATATTTCTTTATGAACTTTTTTAAATTCACCATTTTTAGCAATAACAAGAAATAATACTGGAATAGGTGTATCTTCGAACGCTCCTTCGATTAAATTCAATTCAACTAACCTATCCCCTATTAAATCCCTCATTTTCTGTTCAGTCTTTCTATAGGCAACTCCAGGGAAGCAAATGTGAAATGCGAACTGTTCTGTATAGTTTAATGATTTTAGAATAAAAATATCATCTACTGCACCACTTTTCTTCCAAGGAAATTCATTTTGAATATTTGTTTGTTCCTCTTCTAATAAGTCTTTAAACTTCATTGAAAATGGTGGATTCATAACGATACAATCAGCCGTTACATCTTCATCAAAGTTAAAAAAACTCATGTTGTAAATATTTCTATTAGGGAATAATTCACTGTTTTTTTCAAACGTATCACAGGATGCTTTTTGTATCTCTACTCCTATTAAATATTTTGGTTTGATGAATTGTTCTAACTGACCGCTACCAATAGCACCATCAAATACTGTAGGATTTTCACCAACATATTTTTTTACCTTTTCAGCGACATATTCCCTTAATTCTTTTCCTGTAATGTATTCAGCGTGTTTTTTGGCTATATCTCTGTTATTATGTTCAATCAATCGACACTCACTCCTATCTATAAATCTCCTTTAACTGCTTCATGTGTTGCAATTCTCTGATTCTCTCTTTTTGCTTTTCTATAGTTTGATGTTGTTTAATGTTTTCATTAGCAAGCTTTTCTAAATTCTTACTAGAAGTGTATATCCCAACGATTAATCCAATTGTGAATACAATAACTACACCTGAACAAATCATCAAAGCTCTTTCTAACATTTTTATTTTTCTTATACTAACCATTTAATCACCTCTAAAACAAATATTATTAGCATTAAAATTGCCATTCCAAATACGCTATATTCTAGCTTATGGATTCTTTCTTTTTGATTTTCTATAATATTCTTCATTTCATCTGCTCTTTTGCTATTCTCAAGTTCTAAATGTGTTTGAGCTTGTAAAATATTAGAAAAACTATCTTTAGTTGCTTCTAGAAGTTTTTCTTGCTTTTTGAATTGCTCCATTAATTTTTTAGTCTCTTCAAAATAACTATCTCCTCTCATATTTAAGGCTTCTATTTTTTTATCTTGTAATTTATAATCTTTTTGTATGTCTTTTATTTCGTTCTTTAATTCTAATTTTTTAGCTTGTCTTTTATTCATTTTATGCACTTACCAATTCTTTTAATTGTTTTACTAATTTATGTTTCTCATGATTCCACGCTGTAATTTGAGCATTTACCATAGCTAAATTTTTATAGCAAACTTCTTGATCACTCGCAAGTTTATTTAAGCGTTCATCAGCCTTAGCAAGTTTATTTAATAATTCTTGTCCTAATCCACTATCCTTATTTTCATCTGGTTTATTAATCTCTTCTTTACTGATTAAACTCTCATAAAGTTCCTTTAATCTCTTATAATTTTTACTTCTTGGAATTCTTCCTCTTTTCCACGCTGTAATATTTTTTGAATCTACTCCTAGCTCAATAGCTAATATAGCTTCACTCCAATGTGTCTTCTCTTTTATAACTTCTATCATTTCACTAATATTTACTACTTTTTTCATCTTCTATACCTCTACTTTCTCCTTAAATACTCCATTTTTTCTCGCAAACTCTTTTGCTCTCTCTATATGTTTATTTACTTCATCTACTATGACTGGCTCAATATCTAATCCTGTTTCTATTAGCAATTGTTCTCTAGTCTCTCTTAGATCAAATAAAAAGAATCCAGCTTCTTGTATTTTTGCATCACTAACTACTTCAAACATTTCTCTAATAGTTCTTTCAATTCGTTTTGCACCATAATTATGATTTGCTCGTAAGCTCCACGCTAACGCTAGACAAAAGTCTCCTATGAAGTCTGTAACCTTAAGATTAACTTCTCTTTCTAATCGTCTAGTGTAACTTTCTTCAATTTCACTTAATGCTAATTCAGCGGCCTGATTACGAGTTAATTTCTTTTGACCAGGTTTGCTATATCCAAAAGCATTTCTAACTCTTTTCTTTCCCATCTTCTCCTAACCTTGATATCCTTTCTAATATTTCATCTAGTTCTTTATCATCTATAAAACCTATTACATCATCTGTAAATTCTGATGCTGTATCTCCATATTCTGATTCAGAAAATTCTAATACTGCAAGCTCTAACCCATAACTCTTTTCACCTTCTATCACTGAAGCACCATAACCATTAGGAAATCTGTATCTAACCATTCTTCCCTTAAATATTTCATGCTCCTCATCTATAAAAATATATTCTTTAAACTTCTCACTAATCAAATCTTTACACCTCTAACTAATCTTCCTGAAACGGATTCCACCCCATATTAAAATCAATATTATCTTCAAATCCTCCAAAATCATTATTAGCTTGTTGGCTATATTGCGTTTGTCCATATTGAGGAGTATTTCCTTGTTGTTTCTTACTCTCTAAGAAAGTTATGCTACTTGCTACTACTTCAGTAACATAAACAGTTTTACCATCATTACCTTGGAAATTCCTTGTAGAGATTCTACCTTCTACAGCTATTAAGCTGCCTTTACCCAAAAATCGTGCCATATTCTCTGCAGTCTTTCCAAATGCAACACAACCTATAAAATCTGCAGCTTGTACCCCTTGTTCATTTTTGAAATTCCTATTTACTGCTAAAGTAAAATAAGTCATTTCCTTACCTGTTGATGTTTGTCTTAACTCAACATTTCTTACTAATCTTCCTACTAAAACTACGTTATTAGTCATTTATTATTCTCCTTTAATTTTTATTATTGAATGAATGATTGAATGATTGATTTATTAAATAACTATGTAACATATCTTATAAACTGTTACATCTGATATATATATCCTAACCGCCCTATTACCAGCATTTAGAATATACTCTGTTTTATACAATGTATTCTTTTCCTTAATGGTTACATAGTATAGTTTTAAATATAAATGAGGTTACAGTCCACCCCATTTCTTTACTGCTTTACTCATTTCATCTCTCTCAATTCCTATATATCTTAATGTAATACTAGGATCATGATGATTGAATAATTTCATAAGCGTTACTACATCCTTACTCTCTTTGTAGAAATGATATCCAAATGTTTTCCTGAAGCTGTGAGTACCTATATTCTTTATCCCACACTCTTTCGCACCAGTTTTAAGTATTCTATAAGCTTGAGTTCTTGTAATTGGTCTATTTGAGTTCTTATAACGTGTTGACTTGAACAAATACTCTTCATCATCTTTATTAAAGCAGTATTCCTCTAACACTCGCTTTAATTTAGGTAATATAATCATCTCTCTTAACTTTCCAGTCTTCATCTCACGTCTTCTGACTTTATCTCTACCTCTGACATCTCCAACTTTCAGTCCTAATAGATCACTTATCCTAAACGCTACATTGATTCCCATGTAGAAAAGTAAATAATCACGTTCACTCCTACTCTTAAAATAATAATTCATTGCATCAAGTTCTTCTTGTGTTCTTAATGGTTCAACAAACTCCAAATTGATAACCTCCTATTTAGAAATTATCATTAAACATCACCACGTTCTTTTCCGTATAATTCCTGCATCAAGGCATTATATGCTGCCTCATCCTCTTCAGTAACAGTTCTTTCTTTAGTTCCTCTACCTCTTTTATTTACTCTTTCTTGTAAATAATCTGGCATTGGAGCTACATATCTACCTTGAGCATTATTTCCGCCAGTAAAGGTTGATTTGCTACTCTCATATTGCTCTTTAGCGTTATATAGTACTGCCAACATATAATTTTTATGATTAGTAGGATAACTAACTTGGCTTAATCTAGTGAAAATATAGTCAATATGTTCATATCTTAATTCAATTAATTTCTTAACTACATCTCCTGCTGTTACACCTTGCTTTCCAACGTGTAATTTTGCATCAGGAGGCATTAGACAAATATCAACTGCATATTTAATCCACTTGTCAAGCTCTACTTGTTTATTCTTGCTAACTCGGGAATACCCAAAGCTGTCTCTGAAATACTGTGTATTGTATTTTCGAAAAGACTTATCATTTATATTTTTTGAATCATTCAATTCATTCACTTTTTCATTTTGATTAACATATATAATATTATTAGATTGATATGATATATTATCTTTATTTAATCTCTTATTATTCTTTTGTATAGGTTGGCTCATTTTGAGCATTTCAGAACTGCTCATTTTGGGCATTTCCATTTGCTCATTTTGAGCATTTGCATTTGTCATATTTGACAGATGTTTTTCATTAGTAATTTTTTCATAAAGTTCACTAATTTTATCTTTGTTCACCCTATACCATTTTGTTCTATCTGCTCCGAACTTATTATATTCTCCAGTAATTAGATATCCATTCTCTATTAAGTCATCGAATGTTCTTCTAACTGTAGAGAATGATAAGTAATCAAATTCTTCTTCGTGCCATTTTTTAATAGATCTGTAAGTCCAATAATATCCATCTTTATAGACTTCTTTATTTTTATTTTTCCTATTAACTTCTATCCAATAGTGAACTTGCTGCAATACTGTTGCATGTCTATCACCTATTTCTCTTGCCAATGTTCTGTCAAAAACTATTGGCTGTTCGTCAAAGAGTAACATAATATCCACCTACTTTTTATTTATTATCTATTGCATTTTTATATTAATTAAGATATAATGTAGTTAAATCATTGAACGTCTTTTTTAGGCGTTCTTTTCCTTTTTCTGGACAATCCTTTTTCAACTTTATTCATGCAGACTACTTTTTTATTTTTATCAATAATTTTATCAAGTAACTTTTTATTTCTATGAATATCTCCTATTATCTCTAGATCATCATTAATTAATCCTAATAAAACAGGTATATATTCTTTAAAGTCTACTTCAAAAGCACCATCTTTAAATCTTACTATTCCTATATCCTTATCAGAATTTTTAACAATATCACCATGAAATATTTCATTACCTTTTCTGTCTTTAAGTCCACTAGACTGCATAATAAATATATCTTCACGCTTAACATTGATTGATTGAACATATTTACTTTCATTTTTCCTGCTCAAGGTAATAAAATCACCCATCCAACTTACCATTTTATACATTTTATTATCAACAAATGCTCTATAATTTAGAACACACATAATAGATCACTCCTCTTTTAAATGCAGTTCTTTTAGTACTTTAGCTGCTTTTGTAAAATATGCACCTAGTACTTCAAATAATTCATGTGTTTCATATTCTTTTGGAAATTTATCTTCCACATAAGGTTCAATTCTCACGCCATAATATAAAATGTGTTTATACATTTTTAATTGAACCTCGTTAAAATTTTCTTTATTTTGATCTGTTTGTACTTCCAAATCCTCCACCTCGTTTGTCTCCTTTCAATCGTACTCCATAACTTACCTTAGGTACTTTATAGAAAATCCCTTGACCGATTCTCTCACCTTTTTTAATTTTTAAATGATTATTAGTTAAATTGTTAAACTCTAACATTATATGTCCCTCATTTTTGGGATTATTATAATAATCAGAATCCACAACCCCTACACCATTGCTCATGATTAAGCCACGATTAACAGGTAAGCTACTTCTAGCGAATATTAGTAAGCATTCATTCTTAGGCATAAAAGCTTTTATACCAGTAGGAACTAATGTAGCTTCACCTTTAAACCTAAATGCTGGAATAATAATATCAGAACTAGCAATAAAATCAACACCAGCACTATGAATTGTTGCCTTGACTGGCAATTTTCCATTCATACCTTCTATTAATTCAAATCCACGTCTAACAAATAATTTCTTTAATCTATTCATCTTCTTCACCATCTGGAAATGCAAAAGCTCCTCTTTCATCTAGTGCATAGAATGGAATAGACGTTGATGCCATAAGTCCCGATATAATCCTTTCCCACTCAATATTGCTAACTATTAGCAAGCATACTGCTATAACAACACATGTCCAATAATAAGTATTAAATTTTCTTCTTCTTAAGTTATTCATTTTTAAGCCACTCCTATCTCTTTAAATTCTTCAACAGTTTTTTTAGTAAATCTAACTATTTTTTTCTCTAATCTTTTATCTTGATAATATTCAAAATTCGAAAAGAAATGTAACCAAGCATAAACATTAAAGAATTCTTTAGTCCCCATCTTCAAAAAACATATCGATGGATAATGCTTATCTTTAACTTTTTCTTTAAACATTTTTCTGTATTTATCATATGCTGTGTCTTTTATATCAAAACATTTCATGATTTCTTCTTTTGAAAAATAAGGGAAAGATAAATCCAATTTTCTCAACTCTACTAAATCAATTTGTATTTCTGTCATTAATATCACCTTCTTTTAATTTATTTAAATCAATATCTAACACTTTAGCTATCCTAACTGCATTGTCTAACTTGGGGCTTGCTGTGTTGCCATTAAACATTGAATGTAATGTTTGTTCAAAAATTCCAGTCTCTTTTGACAACTTATAAATCGTCATTCCTTTGTTTTTTAATTGTCGCTCTGCTGCTTTATAAAATTCTTTCATATATCTTTGACCTTTCTTTACCTTTATGCTATAATATATTTGAGTATTCCCCGGAAATCTAAACCTTCTACTTCATACTTTTCCTGGAAATACAACTTATAAGAAAGGAGGTATAAACTATGGATTTTGATATAATCGAATTACCCTATTCTCAAATTGCTGATAGTTCAAATCTTTTAGTAGGTGGTGTACATAAGAGTATTAAATTTCGAAACCTTAATGAATCTAAAGGTACACGAATCGTTATTGAAGATACACCAGAAATGTCTAAAGCTATTATCCTTTATAATAATGGGTTTATATTATATACAGAGCTAACTGCTGATTATTGCTTAGTAAAAACAAACAAAGAAATTCAAGAAGATTCTGAAGGATTATTTATCCAGTTTTAGATACTGATAAAGTAATAGAATCATTATTTATTACTATCTTACTTGTTTTTTTTAGTAGTACTACTTTAGTAACGAACACTATAGTTGCTAATGTTAGTGCTACTTTTGTTTTAGTTTTCATCTTCACTTCTCCTTCTAATACACAAAAAATATTTAAAAAACGATAAATTGTCTGTAATATAAAATATATAAAACATTAATCCTAAGTAACATATCTCAAAGATAATAAATGCTATAAATTCGTTAATCGTTGTCATCCTTTTTTCCCTTTGAAAGTACTAATAATTTCTGAAAGAATAGTGGTTATTAATGTGTGCAATATTAAAATATATCCAACTATTGTTATTGCATCCATTAATCCACTTTTTATAAGTCCGAAATATTCGGTTAGCATTCTCACTCTTCCTTTCTATAATCAATCATTATTTAACCTTAGAATACTTATTCATAAGAAACTCTTGAGTATCATTTAATATCTTTGTCAAATCCTCTGGGGTTACTTGTTTATCAGATTTCCTAACCTCTATATTTAAAATGATATTTCCTATATTAGAATCTATTTGTGAGGCTACTGGATAATCCTTTTGTATAAATGAATATCCTATAATATTTACATCCATGATTATCTCACCTTATTTAATCTCTTGAACTATAGCTTCTTTTCTAAGAAATACTTTAGCTCTTTCAAGAATTACCTTTGCTTTCCAATATGGAACATTATGTTTTGCTAATACGTTAATGATTTCATTTCTAATTAGCTCTTCCTCTTTCAAACCAAATGTATCTCTGGTTGCAGATTCTTTATATATTCCACCTTCTACTGTTCCTTTATTATGAAGATATGTTAATTCTACTGTCATTTTATTTTCTCCTCCATTTTGTTCAGTTGAATTGAACTTATTCATTAAAAAAATATAAATGCACTTTATTAACTGGTATTTTTAATAATTCCATAGCCAACTTAATTTCTACATCTTTCCATCGTCTAACATTATTAAGTTTTAAAGATATGGATCTTTCTGATAACTTCATATCTTTTGCGAAATTACTTTGATTACCATAAATTTCGACTATTCTACCTAATAATTTATCATAATTGAATTTCATTATTTCTCCTTTCTAATATCTTTTGTTCAACATTATTGAACTTTGTAATTTTATTATATTCTACATTTTTTAAAAAGTCAACACAAAAATTCAAATACTTTGAACTTTTTTATTGAACTTTTGTTCAACTAGTGGTATTATTATTATTATTATAAAGGTAAAGGAGGTGGTATACATGGCGACATTTTCTGAAAGATTAAATCTTATTATGAAAGAAAAAAAATTAAGACAAATAGACATTCTAAATTTAGCAAAACCATATCAAGAAAAATATAATATAAAATTCAATAAAAGTCATTTATCTCAATATGTGAATGGAAAATTCAATCCCGATAATGAAAAGATATTTCTTCTTTCCAAAGTTCTTAATGTTTCGGAAGCATGGCTATTAGGTTACAATGTGCCTCGTACAAGAGAATCTGATACAGTAGAAAATACATTAATAGAAAAAATATCTACTACCGTTGTAAAACTCAATGAAGAAAATCAAAATAAAACGTATCAATATGCTAAGAATTTACTGCATTTTCAGAATCGTACAGTTCAGGAAGTTTCTATAAAATATAAACCTAAGGAATTAACTGAAATTTTAGTAACTGAAAAAGTTGCTGCTGGTGTTGGATATTCTTATGGTAATAATGAAGTAACATCATTCTACACAGATCGTGATGATTTAATGCAATATGATATGGCAACACGTGTATTTGGAGATAGTATGGAGCCTGAATTGTCAGACGGTGATATAATTCTATTAAAACAAGGTTATGATAATGTAAATGGTGACATCTATGTTATAGATTATGATGGGAAAAGTTATGTAAAAAAATTATATAATGATGGAAATCGTTTTGTATTAAAATCTATTAATAAAAAATATTCAGATATAATAATTTATACATCAGACATACAAGACACTTATTTCAACATTGTAGGTAAAGTCGTAGATAGCTTTACTCCTATTGAAAAATAAAGATATAAGGAGAAAGATTATGAATAATATTGAAGATCGTCCAGAAGAACAACTGAAGGAAAATCAAGAGAAAAAAGTAAATAAAGGACGAAAGTATTTAAATTTTGTTAAAAAGAATAAATATAAAATCTCCACGATTGTTTTGGCTTTTACTACTTTGTTTTTCTTTATAGCCATAATAGGTGCAGCTTTGGAGCAACAAGAATTTGATAAAAGGTATAAATCAGAAGAAGCTGAAAGAACTAGGTTAACAGCAGAAAATATTAAATTATCAAGTGAATATAAAGCTTATAAAGAAAAAATGAAGAAATATGAAGCTTTAGCAGAAAGTGATGCTAAAAAACAACTAGAAGAACTTGAGAAGAAAAAACAGCAGGAAAAACAAAAGCAAGAAGAGGAAGAGAAAAAAGGATATGATTCTGGAATTACTTATGAGCAAGTATCAAGAGAACCTAAAACTTATATTGGTAAAAAAGTTAAATTTTCTGGAAAAGTGCTTCAAGTTTCAAAATCAGACAGTAGCGTTCATCTTAGAATAGCAGTTAATGATAATTATAAAAATGTAATTTTAGTAGAATATGATCCTTCAATTTCAAGTAAAAATGTATTAGAAGATGATAAAATCACTGTTTCTGGTACATTCGGTGGAGAAATCAGCTATAAAGCTACATCAGGTGCTACAATTTCAGTTCCAGGAATGATAGCAAAACACATTGATTTCAACTAGAAATTAAATAAAATATATGTTATAATGATATTAGATTCGAGGGCAATGCCCACCGTGAAGAAGTCTTTTATCATTAGATAAAGGCTTCTTTTTCTTTTTAAACTAGTCGAATTCGGCCAGTTTAAACAAAATAAAAATCCTCTACTCCTGCAAGAGTAAAGGATAAAATGAGATACTGCAATATCTCAAAAGAATGTGTATGATATACACATACAGATATAATAATAGTATATCATACACATCTACTTTAAATCAAGAAAGGATGTGTATTTCTATGTGGATAGAAGAACAAAAAAATGGAAAAGTAAAATATTGTGATCGAGTTAAGGATATTTCTGGGAAACTAAGAAAAATAACTGTCACAATGGATAAAAAAAGCAAAAAAAATGAAGATATCGCTAGAGAGATATTGAGAACCAAAGCTCAAGATTTAAAATACGTAGTAGATAACAATATTACATTTTTTGAGGGATTAGATATAATATACGAAAAACATTATAAACATGCTAGAGCAAATACAAGACACAATAATAAATCGATTATAAATTTAATTAAGAAAAAGGGATATGATATTAAATTAAATTTAATTAATGCAAGATATTTAAAAGATGTAATAGAACAAAGCACTACTTCAGACAAATACTATAATGAGGTGCTAAAAAGAGTAAGAGTATATATTCGTTTACTATATAAATTTGATTATTTGAAAGATATAAATTTTCTTGATAAAATGGACTTAAAGAAAGTTGAAGCTAAAAAAGATAATAGATATCTTGAACAGGATGAAATAGATATAATTTTAGATGAATTAGATCATAATATTAGATATAGAAATCTTGTAGAATTCCTTATTAACACTGGATTACGAATAAGTGAATGTCTAGCCTTAACATTTGATGATGTTGAGGGAGATATACTAACAATAGATAAAAGTTTAAATAGAAATAGAGAAATAGACTTAACAAAAACTGATACTTCAAATAGAAGAATATCATTAAATAAAAGATGTTTAGAAATAATAGAATCACAACGAACAATTAGCAACAATTTTTCAATTACTCTATCAGATTTTTACAACAAAAATAATATTATATTTTTTAATACTGTTGGTACATACTGGATAAAAGAAAATGTAAGTAGATATTTAAGAGAACATACGACTATTAAATTTACATTACATATGTTGAGACATACTCACGCTAGTTTATGCATCGATAAAGGAATAGATGTTGAGTTAATTTCAAAAAGATTAGGTCACAAAAATTCAAGAGTAACCAGAGAAATTTATATTCATAAAACAAATAAACAACAAGAATTAGAATTTGAAAGCTTTAGAAATATTCAATTCTAATTGCCCCTAAACTGCCCCTAAAATAAAAATAGCGTTGTTAACTTCCTAGTTTAACAATGCTTTTTGTATGTCGATAAACACCTTGGCGTGATGATAATCATTAATTTCACGAACCTTGATTAACTGTTCAGTATTATCTGATTTTCTATTACCTTCTTTAATTTTTCCAAAATTCTGTCTAAAACTAGATACATTTTCTGCTTTAGAATAACAAATTAAAGTTTTTGGATTTAATTCTCTTAATATTCCGGCTACTGCTTTAACTGATTGAGATGTTTCTACTAATTGTCGAGCAATAAATCCTGTTAACTCTTCATCAGAAAATTCTTCAGTTCTTACTAATCTATTATATTTCTCATCAGTAATTAGACCTTTTTCTTTCAGGAATTTCCAGAATCTTCTATTACTAGGTGTTTGAATATCACTTCCTAATGGATATCTGTCTGTTTTAGCTGCGTTATATTCTCTTTTTACTAATACAGTATTTGTAAAACTGTCATCCTTCACTTTACTTTGTGGATATATGTGATCTATATCATAGGCTGTAGTATTTAACTGCGTAATATCAATCGTTTCCCCACTATACATACATCTTCCTAATTGTGTATAGTATAGATATAATTTTTTAGCTTTTAGTTTAGATGGTTCTACTAAACTCAATCTTTCATTCAGCTTATCAAAGTTCAATGAACCTATCTCTTTTTCTAAATCTTTTACATCTTTTTTTACTGCTTTATAGAATAATTCTAATTGTTTCTTACGAGAATCTGTTGGTTTTTTCTTCTCTTGATTAGATCTAGTTGTCTCTACAAAAATTTTCGCTGGAGCACATCCTATAATTTTCTTAAGTTCTTCTACTATTCTTACGGTTTGCCAAATCGAACGTTTAACAGATGGCGATACATATAAATCATCTAAAATTTCAGGTGTAATTTCTGTTACTTCTTTTTGTAACTCTTTATTGTAGTCAATTATCTGTTGTGAATAATCAAATCTATCTGCCAATAACTCCATGAATAGTATGTTATTTTGACGCATTGCTCCAATTATATTTAAACATTCTCCCGTTTCCTCATTATAAAGCTTTTTACTTACTAATTCTGTCAACAGTTTTCTAGAGAATCTTCCCCAATCTTTATATACTAACCTAGACATTTTTGCTATTTCTTCTTTTGAATATATATCCCCATATACAGCTTCTATCTTAGCTTTTATTAATTTTCTAGATTCTCCGTATAATGTAATCCAAAGAATTATATTTTCTACGTGTTCAGTATTAAATTTATCTCCTAGGATTTTTTTGAAATCCCTATATGATTTCAGATCATTTTTTACAGTAATATCAATTCCAGTAATTTCACCCTTACCGTCTATATATCCTTCTGCTTTTAATAAGTTTTTAATACTTGTTTTTGTAACTTTCTTACCTTGTTCTTTGAAAAGTTTTTCAATAATAACATTTCTAGCTTCTAAACTTATTCTATTACCATCATATTTTAATGCATTCAGCTCATTTAGTAAGGCAAACTCAGAATATAATAATGAACTCTTCGGAAGGACATCTTCACCTTTAAGATATGTACATTTATTAGTTAAATTGGTAATAAACTTCTCTGCACTTGCACTTTCATCAATTACTTTCTCATAATTCCAAGGAGTTACTGGTGTATTCTCATACCCTTTATTTCTTACAGACCAAGCAAATCCATCTACTTTAGCTTTTTTACTAGAATTTAGTGGACCAACATAGTACGGTATTCTGAATTCTAATAATTGAAT